TTCCAGTAATAGCGAACCCGGTAACTTAGCGATTGTGTCAACTACGGCGAAGTTCTCGCCCTAATCGGAGCGTTTATCATGGCTGAGGAAATGGTCAAAATCGGCTGCAAATTGCCGCAAGGTATGGTTTTAGAGGTCGGGTATTCCGTCGTCGCTCAGGGCAAGGACGGTAGCAAGTCAATATCGCTACAGCAACACGACGACTATATGCGCGTTCGCATCAAGGGATGGACTCACGTCGACGGTAGCAAACAGGCGTACCATTCCGGTTTGCTGTTGCCGCCGAACACATCGCTGAGCAATCCGCAAGTCGCCGTGACCGATGTCCCCGCCGCGTTCTTCGCGCGCTGGAAAAAGGAACACGCGCAGATGTGGAAGCGTCTCACGGGAACCGGCGTCATGTTCGAGGTCGCCGACGAGGCGAGCGCAAAGAGCGCGGTAGCCCTTGCCAAGACGGTCAAGTCGAGCTTTGAAGCGAAGGACCCGGCGAAACCCGGTCCCGGCGTCGTCAAGGCGAATTTCGACAGCGACGAATAAGGTAGAGAAATCATGGCCGTAATTCCGTGTGCGCCGTCAGCCCCCGTCCTCGGCATCGTGACATTCACGCCGGCCGAGTTCGTCGCGGCGTACCCGGAATTTACGGGCATCGCAAACGCCCCGATGATTCAGAATTTTTCGATTGCGCAATTGCTCCTCAATAACTCGTGCGGCTCGCGCGTGCGAGACGCGAACAATCGTCAGACGCTTTTGTTTCTCCTCGTCGCGCATCTGACGCTCATATCGAACGGCTCGAACGATGGCGCCGGCAATGTACAGCCGCCCGTCGGGATCGTCGGTCGTATCGATTCGGCGGCTGAGGGCGCCGTCAACGTGTCCGCGCAATTCGACGCGCCGCCGAACTCGTCGCTTGCCTATTTTGAACAGACCAAATATGGTGCGCTGTATTGGGCTGCTACGTCTCGATACCGGACATTCGTCTATGTGCCGGCGGCGGATAGTAACGGCGGATACTTTGACGGCCTGCTTGGGCCGCGGGGCGGCGGATGTGGCTACTAGGACCAAAACGCTCGACACGAAAAAGCTACAAATAGCGCTACAGGCGATCGCGAAAAAAGTCGAGTCCGGCGGCACGCTGCGCGTCGGCTTCCTTGCGGGCGCGATGTATCCGGCGGAAACGAACGAGCGGTTTCTAAAGGCTGTCGGCAGTAAGGCGACTCCTAAACTCATGCCGCCCGTGTCGGTCGCTCAAGTCGCTTTTTGGAATGAATTCGGCACGAAGACCGCCCCGAAACGCTCGTTTTTCCGTACCACGATTGCGCAAGAATCGAAGCGTTGGGGCGAGCATCTAGGAAAGGCGCTCCCCCATTACAATTATAACGGCGAGCTAGCCTTGCGCGCGATCGGGCAAGAAATGCGCGACGACTTAGAGGCGCAAATACAGCGGTGGGACGAGCCCGACAACGCGCCGCTGACTATCAAAATTAAGGGGTTCAATAAGCCCCTTACCGACCGGGGAATTCTGGCCCGGTCGCCCGACTTCGAGATAGTCAAATGAGCATAGTCCTACTGTCCGAATTGGTCGACCATCGCGCCCGCAAGGCGAAGGAACTCAAATTCTACTCGGACCAAAAGGCCGTGTTAGAAGCGCGCTTAGACCTCGTGCGGCGGGAATTGAAATTGACGGACACGATTTTAGCGCTGATCCGTAAAGAGCAAATAGTTGAAGTGAAAACATGAACTTGCATTCAATTGTTAGGGGCGCGATCACTTCGGTAAATCCCGACATCACGGCGCAATACCTCGCGAGCACGGGTCCAATATCGAACGCGGATTTTTCCCGCTCGCCGGGATTCGCGGCGGCCGTTCCCGTGCGTTGTCAGGTTCAGCCGCTATCGCGCGGCGATCTACAGCTTGTCGAAAAGCTCAATTTACAAGGCGTATTCCGAACCGTGTTCATGTTCGGCAACGCTCAGGGCGTCGTGCGCGTGCTCGCGCAAGGCGGCGACCTCCTACAGTTTCCTCCCTTCCAAGGTCAAGCCGCGCAGACGTGGAAAATCGTCAACGTCGACGGCCCTTGGAACGTCGAGCAAGGCGGATGGACGAAAATTATTTGTGTGCTTCAAACGGATACCCCTTCGTAATGGCCGCCTATACAATCAGTATTCCGCAATCAGCGGTCTATACTGCGCTCGGGAACTTCATTGTGACCGTGCTCGGGCTCTCGGCGCCGTTCGTCGTTCAGGGCTTCGACAACCGCGTCCCCATGCCTAACGGCCCGTTCGTGGGCATGTCTGCCGTGCTGATGAAGCGCTTGCGGACGAACGTCAACACGATAGGCGGCGCGCTCGGCGATGATCCGTCGTCCATTGCATCCGAGCAAGGGACCGAGGTCGATATACAGCTTGATTGCTACAGCCCGCTCGCGGCTGATTGGGCGAATATCCTGACCACGTTGCTACGCGACAACGTCGGATGTCTCGCGCTGGCGCCCACATGTCAGCCCCTTTACGCTGACGACCCGATCCGGGCGCCCCTTGAGGACGCCGAGGCGCAATACGAGGACCGTTGGATAATCACCGCGCGAATTCAGTACAACCCAATCGTGACGACCCCAGTTCAATCGGCGAACGTGGTCGGACCGGTCAATATCGTCGACATACCATAAGGCGGGCTTGTCTGTGACGTAGTTCCGGGTTATGCTTCCCGGTACTAGACCCGTTTCACAGTATTGGAAGCCCGCCGCATGAACAGCATTCCAGCCTCACGACTTGCAAATGTCATCCCCGGCGTGCTCAGCGCTGGCGGGAACCCGCTCTCGCTGAACTCGGTTTACCTGACAAACGACCCGTCGATCCCCATCGGTACCGCTCAGCCCTTCGCGAATGCCGAGGCCGCGTCGAATTGGTTCGGAGCCAATGCGCCGGAAACCGCGCTCGCAAACGTCTATTTCGGCGGGTATACGAACTGCACTACGCTCCCGAGCGTGCTGTTTTTCGTGCAGTTCAACAGCGCGGCCGTTGCCGCCTACGTGCGCGGCGCCTCGGTCGCCGGCTTGTCGCTGGCACAGATTCAGGCATTGTCCGGTACGATCAGCCTCAGCATTGACGGCGTGCCGCAGACCTCGGCGGCGATCAATCTCTCGGCCGCAACGGGTCCGAGCAACGCCGCTGCATTGATTCAGACGGGCATTCAGAACGCTACGGGCCGGTTCTCCGGTACTGCCGCGCAGACAGCCGCCGCCGATGTGATGAACGTCACGGCGACCGCGAGCGGTCAATTGAACATCGGCGACGTGCTCACGGGGGCCAGCGTCGACGCCGGCTTGACCGTACTATCGTTCGGAACTTACACGCCGACCGCCGGAACCGGCACGGTCATCGTGTCGACGAATACCGGCTTTGCCTCGACTTCGGTCAGCGTTGCCGGCGTCGGCACCGTCTCGTATGACTCGCTTCGCGGCGCCTTCGTGATTACCTCGCCGACGACCGGCGTTAATAGCCTCGTGACCATTCCGGCCGCGTCGAGCTTGACTACCGGATTGCTACTGACGGCCGCGACCGGCGCCGTTGCTTCGCCGGGCGCCGTAATTGCGGTTCCCGCTACGCTCATGAATCGAATCACGGGCATTACTCAGAATTGGGCGACCTTCCTCACGGTCTCCGAGCAAACCCTGAGCGTCAAGGAAGCGTTCGCCGCGTGGGTTCAGACCACGAACAAGCGCTACCTGTACGTGTGCCAAGACTCCGACGTGACGGCACTACAAGCGAACTCCTCGGGCTGTTTCGGCGCGATCGTGGACGCCGCGAACGACGACGGGATCATGCCCGTGTACGACAACAGCGGAACCGGCGTCCTCGCCGCGCTACAGACCGCAATCGCGGCCTCGATCAATTTCTCGCAACAGAACGGCCGGACGACCTTCGCATTTCGCGGACAGGCCGGGCTTACCGCTCAGATCACGGATGAGACCGTCTACGACAATTTGCTCGGCAACGGGTACAACTGCTATGCGAGCTTCGCCACGGCGAACGCGCAGTTTACTCAGAACCAGCCCGGTCAGATTTCCGGCGTGTTCGGATGGGCCGACACGTACATCAATCAGATTTACCTGAACGCGAGCTTTCAGCTTGCAATCATGACCTTGCTCGCGAACACGCCGGCAGTGCCCTACGTGACGCGCGGCTACAATCTGATTCGTGGTTGCTTGCTGACTCCGATCAAAGCCGCGCTGAACTTCGGCTCGATCGTCTCGGGCGTCACGCTCTCGGGCTCGCAGTCGGCCGCGCTCAACAGCGCGACGGGCGATCCGAACGCGACGGCCACGATTCAGAACACGGGATGGTATCTGAGTATTAAAGACCCCGGGGCAATCGTTCGAGGCAATCGCGGTACCCCTGTAATTGACTTTTTTTATACCGACGGGGGATCGGTGCAAAATATTTCTATGTCCAGTGTGGACGTGCTATAACCGGATCATGAATCTGAATGAAGCCAGATTGGCGGGCGTAAAACGATATTTTACCGGCATACCGTGCCGCCACGGGCATTTATCCGAGCGGTATGTGTGCGATCAAACTTGCGCGGAATGCGGTAGATCGCGGCGCAGAGCCGCAGAAAATCGTGCCGTGC